CGAACTACTGGCGCAATGTCATTGGTAGCGTGCAGCGTTGTTGTGAATGCACCATTTTGCACGATTTGCAGCTTGCGTTGAGGTACGACATTAATCTTGTTTTCAGTCTGTGACGCGATAGTGTCAGATCCAGTCAGCGTTAAAGCCAGTGTAGTGATGCCTGCGTAGCTTGTCGGCGTTGGCAGTAGTGACTTAAGCCCAAACCAGTTGATCGTATCCATCGAATCTGTGGCGGTGTCTTCAGCTCCGATGCGGCGAACGCGCATCTCATAGCGACCATTTGCGATTGACACTTGCGGAGACCACCCAAGCTGATCGCGCGATGCCCCGGCAATGGTGTAGTAATCATCGATAAACGGATTTGTCTCGCCAACTCGTCTGATCTGATACTGAATCTGTCTAGATCTTCCCTCTATTCCACCGCCGCTGTTGATTTTACCGAACCCGTTAGGCGTGGTTAAATCCCACTCGATCAGTGATGTAGTTTCACCGGAAGGGCAAACAGGGAACCAGCCAAGCCACCCGCCGACCACCGATGATGCGTCAAGCTCGATTGTGGCATTTGCGATAGTGCCTTCATTCTGAAATCCAGTCCATGTTGAATCAACTGTCACGCCGCCAGGCAATAGTCGTGTAAATGAAAAACCGACCAATACCTCGTCAACACCTACTGTTTCAGTAATCAGTGCCTCTATTTGATAAAGCGCGCCTTCTTTTTGAATGTCGCCAGTGAACGATCCGACGGTTAAGGTAGTAGCTGGAAACCAGCCTGTAGTTGAAACGCCATTAATTACGCGAGTATCCCACACGTCAAGCGTCATCTGAGCTAGTGCTGGATACACTCCAGCGGTGTAACTAAAAATTCGATAAGTTCCATTGTTTGCTGCCGCGCCTGAAATGGTTATTGTGTCGTTAGTTGCCAGTGATAGCTTACTGAATTCACCGCTTACAATGTCGCGATATGGAGAAGCGGTTCCGTTAGTTACTGTAAATGGAATGTTTGGCGTCGTGATTGAAACTTTATTCCCAACCTCCCAATCAGCTGGCGGTGATCCACTGCCGATAGGGATTGTTATTTGCTGTCCTGAGATCACATATTGTGAACCAGTCATGTATTTTGTGCCATAAGAGCCCGCCGTTAGCTTTAATCCAGACGATGAGTCTGTATAGCCAACCTCTGGCGCGTTATACCAGCATTTGTGCGCTTGATGTGATGATATGTTTACACCAGGATCGAACAGAGAGTAATTAATAAACTCACCAAATGTGCTGAAATTTGTCTCACCGATAAACATTCTTGAGATTGGTAGGTCGTAATATCCAACGCCAATTGTCATTAAGACATCCATCGACTGCTCTTTGATGCCTGAAAACCACTTGCGAGGCTGATTTAGATAGTCTGGATAGCAGATATGCTGGCCGAACAATTCGCGAACTACGCCGAAAAGTTTTGGTTGATTTGCGGTTGCAGATGCCGACGTGATTGCGGAGCCCTGCACACTTGCGCCTGAACCGCTGACGCCTTTTTTCATCGACATGGCATAAATTAAAGCGCCAGCTGAAATTGCAGCCGATGCGATCATAATCCAAGTCGCAATGCCCCAGCTAACAGGATCCTGTGGCATTGCTCTCCACTCAACAACATCATCTGATTTAATGCGCGTTACCGGCCAATATCTTTGCTCAATCAGTACGCCATTAATTAAAACGGTGAACGGGTGCCAGCTTGATAGCGGATCGAATCCGCCGATATTTTCCACAAGCCAATCAAGCAGCTTTCCTTCTGCTTGCAGCTCATACGCCGGATCTTTATCGAATGCTGATTTGTATATCGAAACTTTACCCATTAAATCCACCTGATTGATAGGTTTTACTTATCGATATAATACCGCACTTTTGTGTAAGCGGCCTCGAAACGTTCAACTGATAGAATTCTGAATCCGGTTTTACTGCCTATTTCTGCAATATGCAGCTTTCCGTCAATCTCAATCACCAGTCCTACATGCACACAAAGTGATGCACGATAAGCCGCTACAATAGCTCCTATTTGTATTTTTGACTCAATCAAATGACTGTCGATGGTTGATTTTGCAGCCTTGGACAACTCTCGTTTGTCGTCTGCATGAATTCCACCATGCAGTGGCAGTAATGGCAATCCAAAAAGATTAACGCGCATATCGACAACTAGCGACCAGCAATTGAACAAAGGCGGCAATGAAGCCGCCAGTGGGTGATATTTTGCGTTATTGCGATACCAAGATACGTTACGCAAAGTATTTAATCCCCGGCGCAAATTCTGGGGTATATCTGAATCGAGGCCAGCCAACATTCAGCAAGTCAAAATATCCAGCCTCGATGCCGACCGTGATCCCTTCCGCAGATCCGCCGCGCAAAGTCATCTTGATCGGAGTCGATGCAGGTGCAGATAAATCACTGGCGTAAAACTCACGATATATAACGCTTGTTGGCTTACCAGATTTCAGGCAATCATCTATAAAACGCTGCGCCACACCAGTTACGTTACAGATCTGAAATTGCAGTGTCTGTTGTCCGGTTGCATCTTTGTTCGGTAGTGAAACCTCCCACGCTGACTCAATAAAAGTTACCGTATCATCGAGTTCAGTTGTTGCTGTGACATCATTAAAAGACTGAGCAAGCCGGATCACTCCGGCTGCCTCATTGTTGAATTCAAGCGTTGGTATTAACAGATCGCTTGATGGTGATGATGCGTATGTTACTGATAGTATTTTCATGAAATTATAACTGCCACCCAAGCCCGTCCGTCATCTAGAATTTTCCAAACTTTTCCAATGGCATTTATTTTGCTATCAGGCAATACAGAACTTACATGATCTAACCCTATCGATCCGTCATCGTTTCTTTTTGGAAGTATATAATCCCCAGATGATGCACCTAGTATATTGCACGGCACCTGACCACTAAAAGCTATTCTATCAACAGTTTTTCTAGCGTCTTCCATTCTTGCGTCAAACTCTGCTTTCAGCTTGTCGTATGCCAATGTCTCATCAGAAGTTGCACCTTCGGTGGGAATTTCTGGCTCTTCCTCATCAAACCAACAATCACCACCAACATATGCGGGATTTGTAGACTTAATCACAAACGAGTGCGCAAGATCGAACTTATCCGTTAGAAGACCGTTTTCATCTATACCGCAAACATCTCCTTTTGCTATATCACCGCAATCATTGCGTTTCTTCATATACTCCGCATAGTCTGCACCGTTCGTGTTTACGGTACCTGCGGCATTGATACTTCTACTTGTTGAAGAAGATTTAGGCACATACATTGCTGCAACTGCTGAAGATGGAGTCCCTCCGTTTACATCTTTAAATGTTATTTGGTTCCCTGCCTGACTGCCTTGAAACACTATGTAGCCAGAACCATCCACAAATGATTTGTTTGTGCCGATATAATGATATGCTGACGTAAATGTCGTGGCTGCTAAAGTTAGCCACGGGGTCGTTCCCAATGCAAATCTTTGCGGGAAATAATTCTTATACTGATTAGTACCAAACGCAATTAGTGTATTGTCTTCCGCACATGCACTAACCTCAGCCACTTTAGTGGAATCATCTGGAGAAAACGCATATGAGTAAAATGAACAAGATGAGTTTTTGAGAACTAATCTCGGTCTATCAATTGCTGACTTGCTCGTGTAGAAATATGTTGGATCAGCTAATGGGGCAGGATAACCGGCGGTACTAAACCACATCGCAACTAACCCATTCAATCCAATACTACAACCATCAGCCAAATAAATAAGTGCTTGATCAGCGAGAGCAACATTGCTTATTCTAGTTGCATCCTTTTGGAATAGGTGTGATGGGGAATTATATAGCATAATCGAAAAATCAGCAGAGCTAAAGTTTTTCGCATTAATCAACTGTGCTTGTGTATTCTCTACTCCAAAAACCCCGCGCAAACCACTAACACCGTTTAACTCCACCATAATTGGCGTTTCTGTAGTTGGAAATGAGGATATGAGTCCCGGAATATTATCAGGCACGCTGATACCCGATCTTTCCACCCACAAGTTAATGTTTGAATAATATATATGTCTCATTTTTGGACCATTAAAACAAAATGATGTTTTAAGCCACCCATGTAGTGATGTTGCTGCTCCGTCCCCAAGTATCCCAACGAATGAATTGTAACAATATCTAAAATGTATGTTTATCTTCCCGTCCCACAAATCCTTGTTGGCCTCAAGTCCTGTGTGACATTTGCTTATATCTGCGTTGATTTCAAATCCATAAGAGATGCCACCAGTGGAGGATAAATATAACGCCTTAAATCCACTAGAGACAGCTACGTTCCTAGGGCTAATTGCAACACCACTAATTGCCCAGTCTGTAGTATTAACACCTATGCTATTTAAATAAATACCAACAGAGGTTTTAGTTTCATCAAATATCAGCCTTGCGGAATGATTGACATCCGCAGTAGTAGCTGGAGTGCTACCTATAATTTTCGCTCCAGTCTTCATCGTTAGACTGCCAGAGCAATAGTGTGTTAATCCAGGGGCCAGAAAAAATGGCTTACCTTCGTCTATGAGAGATTGGATTCTGCTTGTTAGGTCTAATGTCGGGTCACCACTCTGGAGCCTAGATAATTCACTATCAGAAAGTAAATCGACAATGCTTTTACCTACAAAAGAGTTTCTTAGTTGTATATCCTCCCTAAGAGTCACATCAGTCCGATCTACCCACGCACCAGCGCCAACACCACCAGTTGTAGCAGGGGTTGAACCCGCAGCAACAACCTTACCTGACGGCAAAAATGAACCTGTCCAGCCATACTCGTGACCATCTCCACCTTGCGAAACTTCCCATAAAAGCGTTTGACGCATATCAGTAAGTGTTGCGCCGGTTGTAAATGTCCCGACACGGGTAAACGCCATGCCAGCTAAACGACTATCAAAATCATTCTCGAAAGATTGCATTTGATAATCATGTTCGACTTCGTGCGCTGCTATTTGTGAGTCGTGCTCTAGCTCGTGCGCTGAAATTTGGTTATCGTGCTCTAGCTCCATCCCTTTCCGAGTCTTTCGCATTGTTCCAAGGCGATCAGCGTGAGCGTTAAGCGTTGTTGAATTCTCAAGAATATCCATATTCTCAGAGTTATCCAGCCGATCTCTTGCGTCAGTTGAGCCAATTGGATTGCCAGTGTTGTAAGTCATCTATTGAATTCCTGTTATTGATAGGCTTTATCTATTGTAACCGCAATCACGCGAGAGGCCATTTTTGATTCATAGTTATATCGAAAATCTCTGAATCAATGACGCCTTGGATGTCGAAAAGCTCATCACTTGTTAATGTTTGCCGCTCTCTGATCTCAAGCGTTCCTGAAAATGTCCATTTATTGAATGTCGTTAATGTCGGGCCTTCATAAATCCCATTGAACCGGCACTCATAAGGCATTAATCCGAGCGGTGTTTTCAGCGTGCATAAAAACCAGTCTGCGCCGTCAGTAATTCCGAATCTGAAAAACAGCTCGAATAGCTGCGCTTGCAATTCAGTGCAAAAAAACTGAACGGCAACCATTGACGGAACAGATGTATAAATCCTGCGCTGCCTTGCTCGTCCAGACACCATCTCTGTTCGCTGTAATGGGCTAACATGCTGGATTGCATAGCCGGATTGCTCCGGCAGTGGTAGTTGTTCAGGCCATGATACTAACGCCATTTTATGCCCCCACTCTCGTCAGGCCGTATGTTCTTTCTAGCACTTGCGCCATGCTTCCCTCGCTTCGAATATCTGCCACGAAAACATTGATTTGCACCGACCCGTCATCGCCTGTAGTTTTAGATGTAGTTCCTTGCTTGCTTGCGTCGCTGGTTTCTTGTAGCGAGACGTTAACGGTAACATTGCCGCCGCTGGATTGCTGAGAGTTTTTATACATTTGATCAAGCTGCTTTGCCGAGTCATTTGTATAAACGCGCTCACCCTTGTTTAGTAACCAGGTGCCTTCTGATGGAACTGAACTGATGCCATCATGCGCCATACCTGAAATGCTTGATGCGGCGCTTGCCACTGCCGCTGTGGCAAATGGGGTTGTGGCAGCGGTGGCTGCTGCTGCTGCGGCTGGCGCTGCGGCTGGGCCAACAATCGGGATTGCTGCTGTAGACGAATAAGCGTTAATTGCAGCAAGATTAACACCTGCGGCAGCCTGTCCAGCGACCTGAGTTGCATATCCAGAGCTAGTTGCAGATCCTAGCATCTGCTCTAGTGCCCACATCGCAGCCTTTTGGGCCATTACCTGAATGATCGCTTGAATCATTGACTGAGCAAACGATGCGGCCGCATTTCTCATGGCATCACCGAAAGAATCAGCCTGAATGATCGCGTTAGTTAGCCCGCTGGAAATGTTTGACGTGAAACTATTAAACGTCTCAGTCATCAATCCAGTTGATGAAGTCATATTGGCTTTAATGTTTGCAAGCCAAGTCTGCATTTCTGTTTGTTCGCTTGTGCGCTGCGCCAATAAAACTTCTCGGCGCTTTTGGGCCCATTGAAGTTGCAGTTGATTTGATGCTGTATTGTATTGCTGCTCGTTTATTGTTTTGTCTGCGAGCAATTGCTTGTATGTTGCAAGCTCAGTTACAAGCCAGTTATCAACTTCTGCATATTTTGACTGCCATTGCTGTTTTAATATTGCTGATTGCTGGTTGTATTGCTGCTCAGTTATCAAACGCTGATCGTACATTGACTTAAGCGATGCCAATCCGCCGGAAACGTCAACACCTGATGACGCCGAACTCATAGCCTGCGCTGCTTTTTCTCGCTGCTGTTTTGCTAGCTCTTCTGTGCGACGATTGGCCTCGGCCATGATCGCTTGCTTGCCGAATTCATAT